ATCCGCCACCTTGACGGTAATGAGCCTCCTGTAATGTGGACGTACTAGCTTGACTGATTTAGCAGTTGAGCTGTTACCTTGGCAGCAAGAAGTCTGGGAAGACACTACACGCTTTAAAGTGGTGGCTGCTGGTAGACGTACAGGTAAGAGTAGGTTAGCTGCTTGGAAGCTGATCATCAGTGCGTTGTCTGACAAGAAAGGTCAGGTGTTCTACGTAGCGCCTACACAGGGTCAGGCTAGAGACATTATGTGGCAGTTGTTGCTGGAGCTAGGGCACAACGTTATAGCGTCAGCACACGTCAACAACCTACAGATTAAGCTAGTCAATGGCTGCACCATCTCCCTGAAGGGTGCTGATAGACCTGAGACTATGCGTGGTGTTAGTCTGAAGTTCCTGTGTATGGACGAATACGCAGACATGAAGCCAGAGGTGTGGGAGCAAATCCTTCGCCCTGCTCTAGCGGATCAGAAGGGTGAGGCACTGTTCATTGGTACGCCTATGGGACGCAACCACTTCTATGACCTATACACTTACGCTAGTGTGTCGGAAGACCCTACGTTCAAGGGTTACCACTTTACTAGCTACGATAACCCACTGCTAGACCCTGAAGAGATTGAAGCAGCTAAAGGCTCTATGTCAGCCTTCTCGTTCCGTCAGGAGTTTATGGCATCCTTTGAGGCACACGGCAGTGAGCTGTTTAAAGAAGAAGATGTTAGATTTAGCGAGGAAGAACCTACTGATGGTGATTATTACATTGCTGTCGATTTGGCAGGATTTGCAGATGTACAGAAAGTCACGACTAAAACCAAACGACTTGACCAGACGGCAATTGCTGTGGTTAAAGCGGGCGTCGAAGGCTGGTGGGTTGCTAATATCGTACATGGCCGTTGGGGCGTCGAAGAGACTGCACGACGAATCTTTGAAGCAGTCAGAGACTACCAACCAGTTGCAGTAGGCATTGAGAAGGGTGCGTTAAAGAACGCTGTTGCCCCCTACCTGAACGATATAATGAAGAAGAACCAACGCTTCTTTAGGATTGAAGAGCTGACACACGGCAACAAGAAGAAGACAGACAGGATCGTGTGGGCGCTACAGGGCCGTTTAGAACACGGTAACTTAGTATTAAACAAAGGCAAGTGGAATGCTCAGTTCCTAGACGAGTTGTTCCAGTTTCCTAATCAATTAGTCCACGATGACTTGATAGATGCTCTTGCGTACATAGACCAGTTAGCTAAGGTTTCTTATGCATTTGACTACGAGGAAGAGGACTACGAATTTTTAGATAAATACGCAGGCTACTAATTATGGAACTAGAAGGCAACGAGAACTTTGCTACAGAGCAGTACCTAGAAGACTGGGTAATTGATAAGTGTGATGACTGGCGTGACCACTTTGAAGCCAACTACTCACAGAAGTTTGAAGAATACTACCGCCTGTGGCGTGGTCAGTGGTCTGCACAAGACCGTACACGCGACACAGAACGCTCTAAGATTATCTCTCCTGCTCTACAGCAGGCTGTTGAGTCTTCAGTAGCAGAGCTAGAAGAAGCTACCTTTGGTCGTGGCAAGTGGTTTGACATTGAAGATGATGTCTACGATCAAGACAACAGAGACATTGCTTTGCTGCGTAACGCGCTAGAGCAAGACTTTAAAAAGAACAAGGTACGTAAGGGTGTGGCAGAGTGTCTGATTAACGCTGCTGTGTTCGGTACAGGCATTGCTGAGATTGTTCTTGAAGAAGAAAAAGAAATGAAGCCTGCTACACAGCCTGTGATGGGCGGTGAGCTTACAGCGGTAGGTGTTAACATACAGGATCGTACATGCGTTAAGCTGCGCCCTGTGATGCCTCAGAACTTCCTGATTGACCCAGTAGCTACAGACATTGAATCTGCGCTGGGTTGTGCAGTAGATGAGTTTGTGTCAGCTCACTCAGTAGAGCAGTTACAGGAAAGCGGTGTATACCGTGACGTAGACATACAGCTCGCCTCTCCAGACTTTAACATTGAGCCTGATCAGGACTTGACACGCTTTGATGAAGACAAAGTACGACTGACTAAGTACTACGGACTTGTTCCTCGCCACCTGTTAGACAAGGCTATGGAAGAGAAGGACTCTGAAGAAGAGGTTGTTACCTTTGAAGATGAAGACGACTCTTACTATGTAGAAGCTGTTGTTGTTATTGCTAACGGCGGTGTACTGCTGAAGGCTTCTAAGAACCCCTACATGATGGAAGATCGTCCTGTCGTAGCATTCCCATGGGATGTCGTTCCTAGCCGCTTCTGGGGTCGAGGAGTATGTGAGAAAGGGTATAACAGTCAAAAGGCGTTAGACACGGAACTACGCGCTAGAATCGATGCTCTAGCACTGACTATACACCCAATGATGGCTATGGACGCTAGTCGCATGCCTCGTGGTGCTAAGCCTTCCATACAGCCAGGTAAGACCATTCTAACCAACGGCAACCCTGCTGAGATACTACAGCCCTTTAACTTCGGTAATGTTAACCAGATTACCTTTGCACAGGCTCAGTCGCTACAGACTATGGTACAGACTGCTACAGGCGCTATTGACAGTGCTGGTATCTCTGGCTCTATCAACGGCGACGCCACCGCTGCTGGTGTCTCTATGTCACTAGGTGCTATCATTAAGCGCCACAAGCGTACCCTAATCAACTTCCAAGAGTCCTTCCTGATTCCTTTCGTACAGAAGACTGCTTGGCGCTACATGCAGTTTGAGCCTGAGCTGTATCCAGTAGCTGACTACAAGTTCCACACTTCTAGCGCACTAGGCATCATCGCCCGTGAGTACGAAGTTACACAGCTTGTGCAGTTGCTACAAACCATGTCACCAGACACGCCAATGTATCCTAAGCTGGTTATGTCTATCATTGACAACATGAACCTGTCTAACCGTGAAGAGCTTATTGCTACTCTTGAGCAGGCTAATCAGCCTAACCCAGAAGCTCAGCAGGCTCAACAGATGGCTCAACAGGGTCAAATGGCCTTCCAGGCATCACAAACTGCTGCACTTAACGGCCAAGCTGCTGAGTCGCAAGCTAGAGCGCAGAAGATTGCCATTGAAGCACAGGCTATACCGCAAGAACTGGAGATTGACCGCATCAAAGCTGTTACAACTAACCTAGACAAGGGTGACGCAGACGATAAAGAGTTCCAGAGACGCTTAGAAATCTCTAAACAGCTGCTAAAAGAGCGTGAAGTAGCCGTTAAAGAGGAAAATGTTGCTAAACAGGCGGCTCCACAGCCTACGCAGGCAGCTCCACAGCCCGCACCAGCAGCACCTCGTCCACAACCACAAGGAATGACGCCCAATGGTCAGCAATAGAGACTTAGAACACGTAGTAGCTCAAGTAAATGTACAGTTTGAGGAACTATTTAAGAAGATTGCACAACTTGAGAAACAAATAGCGGAAACAGGAGCTAAGAATGGCAAAGGCAAAAGCAACGCAAAGCCACAGAAAGGGTAGAGCACCTGCTAAAGGTAAAGCTAAGGTTAAAGTAACTTCTAGCGGCAAGAAAGTAAGCTATGGTCAGGCTGGTAAGGCTAAAGGCGGAGGCCCTAGAGTAAAACCAGGAACTTCTAAAGGTGATAGCTACTGCGCTAGGAGTTTAGGCATTAAGAAGAGATTACCTAAAGAAAAGCAGAACGACCCTAACACGCCTAATAACTTATCAAGAAAGCGTTGGAAATGTTCTGGCGCTAAATCTAGGAGAAAGTAATATGCCATACGGTAAAGGTACATACGGTAATAAAGTAGGTAGACCACCTAAGAAAAAACCAACAACACCGCCTAAGAAGAAGCCAGTTAAGCGATGAAGGGCCAGACACACGGTGGCAAGGGAAGTGCCCAGCGCAAGACAGACCAGAAGAAGTTTGCAGCCAATTGGGACGCCATATACAACAAAACTGAGCAGAAGTCAAGTAAAAAGAAGAAATAATGCTTGACTTTCTTATGCTTTTATGTTATAATAACTATGTAAGACTAATATAAACAACGCTGTCCTAATAGGAGAAACAGTATGATTGATAAAGACCTTGAGCTGTATTACCGTAACATTAGAGATATGTTTGCAACAGACGGCTGGAAGCAGCTAATGGAAGACCTTAACTCTAATGCGTTCGTAATCAACTCAGTAGAAGCTGCCAAAGACAACGAAGACCTGCACTTCCGTAAAGGCCAACTCGCTGTTATAGCTAACCTACTGAACCTAGAAGCTCAAATCGACGCAGCTGAAGAACAAGCAATGCAGGCAGAAGAAGAAGTAGAAGCTGGCTAATGAGAGCTATCTACGAGTACCGCTGCGAGGATGGACACACGAATGAACGCTACACAGATTCTGAGTGTACCCACATCCCCTGCTTAGACTGCGATAAGATTGCAACAAGAATTGTAAGTGCTGTGCGCTGTAAGTTAGACCCTATCTCTGGTGATTTTATGGGTGCTACCAGGCAGTGGGAAAAGAACAGAGCACAGAAACTGCAGCAAGAGCGCAAGGCCAACTCCTAACCGAAGCCCTGCATAATACACCTCCATAATGAGAATACTCACGGAGTTTAATAATGGCAACACTAATAGACGAGCGTCCAGAAGACGTTGAAACTG